TGCGGTGTATCTATAATATTTGTCAAATACCTCAATCGCTGATGGATTTGTTAGTACTTCATCTATATCAAAAAATGAACCTGTTGGTATGTGTGCACTATAAGATGCTGTTTTTGGTAATAAATTATATCTATAACCATCATCATTTATATCAGTAATATTTCTGTAAGGATATAAGTTTGAAATTAAATCGTTGTTTTGGTCAACTTGGTCCAAAGGAACAAATACACTAATCTTAACATTTGGAACACCAAACCCATCATTAACAACAACTCGACCAGTAACAACTCCATAGTCAGCACAAAAACGTGGATAGACATCTTGTTGTCTTATTTTTAAAGATAGTATTTCCAATTGGTCAAAGTCTTGATCCAACTGTAAATTAATTTGTTTGTCTACACCTACTTGTGTTCTAATTCTGTAACTATTGGACATAAAAATCCCTTTTTGAATAAATAGTAATAGTACTATTTTTCAAAATGTAGTTGACTGAATTAGGAAATAAATTGTTAAGTAAAAATTATAGATTGATAATTCTTTGTTCTCACAGTAATATCCCTATTTGGAAACCTGACTTGATATATTTGATTTGGTTCTGCAAATATTGTATTGTCAACTAAAGATATTTTTTTTGTTTCTGGGTCAGAATAAGGCATTGATGTTTGTGCGGATGAATATTGTCCACCGACTTTACCAAAGATTGAAATTTCGTTGACACTTAAAACACCATTTTCATTTTGGATTATTCTGTAAAGTTCAGATAGTACAATGTTCTGACCCATTCCTCTGAAAGCTGGACTGAAAAAAGTTGTAATTTTATCAATTATGTTAGTAATCACAACACCTTGATTTTGTGATGCATCCAAAACAACTGACGTATCCACCGCAACATCAATAACTTGAGCGCTACCAACATTTACATAATCATTAATCATTCTGTAATTTGACAAGTATTCTGCAATATTATTTTTTAAAGTTTGAGAAACTTCTGATACCAACCTACCGTCTTGATTATATGAAAGGATATTAACATTTATTTTATTATTATTTTCTGTCACTGAAACTTTTGCTGGAGCTCCAAATTGTGGTGGCATATTTCTTAAAACAGCTTCATAATCCTGAATGGTAACAGCCCTATTTTGAGCACTAAAATTATAGGTAACATAATTACGAACTTCCTCTGTTGATGGATAACCCGCACCACCAATTGCTGCTACGGGATTATTACAAACCAATGAATTTACCACTTGATTATTTACAGTTTCTGATGGACCATTTACAAAGAAATTTACAGTTCCAATTTGATTAATAACATTCACACCTAAGTTTGTCCCAAGGCCACCACCAATTCTGTACTGAATAAATAATGTAGTGTTAGCTTGAGGAATAGAACCTAGAGCTAATGAATTGTTTTGATACCGTTGAATTTTGAGTGGGACATCAAGTGCTGTAAATTCTCTTAGTTGATCGTCGGCTGTATTAGTTCCACCACCAAAAGTTATTTTATAAAAACCTTCTGGTGTATATTCTGTGATAAACCTCTGTTGTGTTTCTACATAGACACCGACTTTAATCGCTGGGTCATCTGATGGTTTTGATGGGTCTTCTACAAAAATTCTACTTTCAGCAAGTGCTGGAACTTCATACCATCTACCTTGTAATCCTAAAAACTCTTGATCTGATGGTACATTGGAATACGCGGTACCGGGTTTTTGTATCATAGATGTTATACCCAATACATTTTTTTCTGGTAAAAAGAAACTGAAGAATGGTGTTACATCATTTGGTAATATTGTTCTTTTGTATACTTTAGTTATTCCATTTACTACCGTCTCTCTCTTTGTAATTGTATAATTAATTAAATTATTATTTGTATCAAAATTAGGAATTTTTAACCTATTAGGTACCCCATCAACATTAAACGGTGATGCAAAATTTACATCATAAACGGTTTCGAATATTTGTCCAGCACCTATGACTTGACTTCCTCTCCTTAGTTTTCCTAAATATCTCTCATCCTCTTTATCTCCAAATGCTGGTACTGTTATTGAAAAATCAACCAAAGCCACGGAAGGTCTTTGTCCAGGTATTTTGAGTCCATAAGTCCTTGCAATATTGTAGATAGAAGATCTTTGTTGTGCAAATTGTAATACGGTTTCTTGAATACTTCTATCAATATTATAATGAAGATTGTCCGCAACTGCGGCATTTAAATCTAAGAACACTGAAAATATTGCAGCATCATTAAAATTATCAATTAAATCAGGATAGTATGTCCTAGTGTAATCGATGAGTTCTTGTCGAATTGTCACAAAATCCCTTGCCGTGTATGATATTTTTCTTTCAGCCATATTAGATATTAATAATTACAAAGTCTTTAGAATTAAATACATCATTAGAAATAGCATAATCAATTCTAACTTTTGCTGTATATTCGGACACATTTTGATTGGGAAGTGTGAGTTCTGGATTTACAACATTACCAGCAGTGGTTACAGTCATACCAGCAGCCTCATCAGAAGCTGCTCGTATAACTATATTTGTAATCTGTAAATTAGGTAGGAATTGTTGGACTGAGTCACGAATTTCAGATTCAATCTCGGCAAATGTTGGCCCATCCATAGGTTGGAAAATGTATTCGTATAATCTTGTCCCAAAATTTGGAAGAAAGTAACGACTACCTTTTCTTGTCAAAAGAAGATGAATAAGATTTGTTCGAATTTCTTCGGTTGCATATTCGGTTAACTCCAAATACTTACCTTCAATACTATCCACGAATGGAAAACTTATTCCATATGTCTTTCCTTGAGCCATATAAATAAATATATCACCTTGAATTTTGTGATATATTTTTACGAACTACACGTCAAACAATCTGGATCATCCAACGAACAAACTTTATTCAACATTTCTTCTGAAATATTTAGGTTGTTGTTTTCAATTTTAATTTTTGGTGTAGTTGTTTGTTCCGTTTCCAAAGAATTTAATTGAGACATATCAACACCCAAACCTTTAATGGCCGCAGCTTTAGCTTTGGTTCTCAAGTAATACATACCTGTTTTGAGACCTAATTTCCAACCATACATATGTGCTGAAGATAGTTTTGATGGTGTAACATCCTGCATAAACAAGTTGAGGGATTGTGACTGATCAATAAAAACAGCTCGATCACGTGCCATATCCAAAATTGTTTTACCTTTCATTTCCCAAACGGTTTTGTAAACTTCTCTGATGTCTGTAGGTATTTCTTCAATCTTTTGGACTGAGCCATTTCCATCAAATAACTTCAATCTAATTCTGTCGTTCCAAATTCCAAGGTTGACTAAATCATCAACTAAATGTTTGTTGATAATTACAAACTCACCACTTAATACATTTCTTTTATAAAGATTTGTTGTGAATGGTTCAAAACATTCATTGTTCCCTAGAATTTGTGCGGTACTTGCTGTAGGCATTGGAGCTACTAACAAAGAGTTACGTAATCCGTGTTCTTTGATTGACTCTTTAAGTCCATACCAATCCCATAGACCTGATAGTTGATCAACATCCACACCCCAAAATTCAAACTGTAATTTACCCTGTGATGCTGGTGAACCATGATAAGAAGTGTAGGTACCATCTCTTTTTGCTAGATCATTGGATGCTGTAAGTGCCGCAAAATAAATTGTTTCAAAAATCTCCCTATTCAATTTTTGTGCTTCGGGACTTTCAAATGGTATAGACAACATAGCAAAAGTATCTGCTAAACCTTGAACCCCAAGACCTATTGGACGATGTCTCAAATTTGAATTTTTAGTTTCAGGTGTTGGATAATAATTAACATCAATAACTCTGTTCAAATTATTTGTCATTTGATATACAACCTCGTACAATTTTTTAAAATTGTAAGTTCTAAGTTTTTTATTTTTTTCTCGAACTTTCCCTGAAGGAATGTCAATAAATTTTGGTAGTGCTACAGATGCCAAATTACAAACCGCAATCTCATCTTTACTGGTGAATTCTACTATTTCGGTACACAAATTTGAGCTCTTTATAGTTCCTAGATTTTTTTGATTGGATTTGTAGTTAACTGCATCTTTGTATAACATATACGGAGTACCTGTTTCAATTTGTGAATCCAAAATCTTCTCCCAAAGTTCTCGAGCTTTGATTGTTTTGATAGCCTTACCATCTCTTTCATATTTGGCATAGAGTTCGGTGAATTTTTTATCTTCAGGTGAGTCATAAGCATCAATCAAACCTGGCACTTCATCTGGAGAGAACAACGACCATAAACCATCGGACTCGACCCTTTCCATAAACAGATTTGGTGTCCACATAGCTAAAAACAAATCACGTGCCCTCATTTCTTCTTTTCCATGGTTTTTTCTCAAATCCAAAAAGTCAAATACATCAGCGTGCCAAGGTTCAAGATAGATAGCAATTGATCCTTTTCTCTTATTGCCCCCTTGGTCAACATAACGGGCGGTTTCATTAAAGACCTTTAACATCGGTACAATACCATTTGAACTTCCATTTGTACCTTTGATATAAGAACCTTTGGCTCTAATTTTGTGGATATTAACTCCAATACCCCCAGCATTTTGAGAAATTACCGCACAGTCTGACAATGTTTTATAAATTCCAGGAATTGAGTCATCGTCAATATCTAACAAAAAACACGAACTTAGTTGTGGTCTTTTTGTCCCAGCATTAAAAAGTGTTGGTGTTGCGTGAGTAAACAATCCTTGTGATAAAATATCGTAGGTCTTTTGAACCATTTCCAAATCGTCAAGCCAAATACCTACAGCAACTCGCATCTATAAATGTTGACAAGTTTCTGCGACCT